TCGATCGCGAGCGTGCCAGCAGCGATCGTGTTCAGCGAGGGAAGCGCCAGCAGCGCCGACGACATCACCGTGATGCCAGCGCCCGTTGAGCTTACCAGTGTCAGCGCGACGCCAGCGGTCGGCACCTGTGCGGCGGCAATGGCTGTCGTGGTCAGCGCAGACGGCACTTGGTCGATGACCGGATGCGGGCCGCTCATGTACCAGCCGACCACCTGTGCGCCGGTCGAACTGTTCGCGGAGTTCCACAGCAGCCGGGAGTCCTGAATGCCCACGCCTGCCATATCGAGAGAGGGCGCAGCGTTGGCCGGACCACCGCCGGAGCCGATAGGCATACGCTGCATGACACGGTGCGCTGGCGCCCAAAGGGCTGTGCGAGCCATTGCGTTCGATCCTTCAACTAGGGTGCTACACGCACCGGGCTTTGTCGGGATCGCGCACAAGGCTGCTCGCGAGAGCGCGTGGCCGCACCTTAGCTACGGCGGCGCATCAACGTCAATTTCCTTCGGATCGCAGACGTACTTCACTTGCTTGTCCTGCGGCAGATATTCCCGCCACACGTCTTCGCCTTGCGCGAGACAGGCTTGCAGCGTCGGGAATTGGACCTTGGGCTGGTAGAACTGAATGTCGCCGGGCGCGAGGCCCACCATCGCCACGCGCAACAGCCAGACAATCACCGCTTGTGGAATTTCTCGCACCAGTCGCCGGGCCGGATCGGGTCGCGGACCAGCGCGCAATGCGGCGCGCTGTCGCGTTTGGGCGCCTGATAGTGCCGACAAATGCTGCAATGAGACTGCGGCATTCCCTTGCCGTAGTGGACAGACGCGTGTGTGGCTTTAGGAAGCGAAGTTGCCAATGCGTCCGACCGGCGGCCGATACTCGGGAGCGTCGTCGCGGATTTCCGGTTCCGGAGGCGGTTGACGCCGCGCGGGCGGCCCGAACTGCTGCTGGATCGCGTTGATTTCTGTCACCAGCTTGATCGCCGAAATCGCTTCGGCCTGCGTGTCCACCAGTTCGACGGATTGGATGTTCGCGCCCTCGAAGCCTGCCTTGCGGCCAGCATCATCGGTGATGGTGCCACGCGCCTTGGCGTCTTTCGCTGCGGTGGCAAGCTCATGTGCTGCCGCAGCCGGGCCTAGGTCGTTGAACGCGTACTCTTTGTGGAGACCGTTAACGTAGTCGAGCCGCACGATGTACATCGGTTCTCCGCTTGATTCGATGCGGCGGAGAATGCGCAACCGTGCGGCCCGAATGCAAGCGCCTTAACAGCCGCGCTTGCCGCCTTTTCCCTTACCCTTCTTCATGTCTCACACTCCCGGTGTGCCGAACGCGCCGCGCCAGTCTGACCAGAACGCGCTGTACCGCTCATAACAAGCGGCCTTGGCATTTTTTGTGTCAAAGTCATTGTCTTGGTCAAACGTGATCTTGTCACGCTCGAAGTATTGGAGGCCGCGCGGGATATTTGTTCTGATGAACCACGCCGTAGAACTTGAGAAATAGTGGTTCACCTTGATGCCCTTGGGGAAGGCACCAGTGGCGCGCAGCACGTTGATGGCGTTGTTGGCCGTGTCGTTCTGCAACACCGAGTGGTAGATGCGGTTGGCCTCGAACCACAGCGCAGGCGGGATGTTCAGGCTTTGCGGCAGCCCGCTGATCTTCAGACCGCGGTTATTCGTCATCTGCATGATCTGAATAACGAGGTCTTCCACCGCGACTTCCGATATGTCGGCCGCAGTGGTCAGCAGGTTCGACTGGTTGCCCGACAGCGTTGGGTGCGACGCCGAGAACAGCGAGACGCCATCCGCGCCGGGATAGCTGCTGTTGAAGCCTTGGTTATAGACCGCCGCGAGCACGTTTTCCTTGGTCTGCCTCATGCTGAACGCCAACTGCTGCGCCCGGCGCTTGCTGACCACCTCGTACAGATCGTCGCGCAGTTCTTCGAACGTGACGATGTAGCCGAGTGCATACGCAACGTGCGTGTAGCGGCTGACCGGCCCCTGTACTTCCGTGTCGTAGAAGATTTGGGCGCCCTGCGGCTTCACCGGAGCGAGGCCGAAACCCGTGATCTCGGGTTCCTCTTCGTAGGCTTTGTCAGAGGTGTCGATTTCGAACAGGTCCGGATACTCCGGCACATGCTCGTTATAGCTACGGCCCCACCATGCCCGGATGCCGGGCCACAGTGCCTTGGGGTGCGTGCCAGTGGTGATTACGGGCATTGCTTACACCCCCGTCAGGTTGAGCATAGAGGCGAGGTTCAGCTTCACGAGCCACTTGGCGTAGGTGCCGACGGCGTTATCCACCTCTTGCAGAAGTTGGATGATGCGAAGCTGAAGGGTGTTCGTCGTTTGCAGCGTGCTGCTGTCCAACAGCCAGCCGGATTGGCTGGTGACGGTACTGCCGCTGCCTGCGATCAGGTCCGCATTGCGCCCGGAAGCGCCCGAGACCATCGCGCCGCCCACGCTGTCCTCTTGGATCGCGTAGAGGACGAACGGATCATCGACCACGTAGACGTACGCGGCCTGCGACGCCGCCAGATACGGGGTCTGGTTTTGCAGGACCGGGATAGTGGTCTGACCGGCGTTGTTGGCGATGCCCATGAACGAGCCGAGCGTGTAGGCGCCACCAGCGGCCGTGCCGATGACGACGTTCTGCACGCCATTGCCATCGGACGAGTTGGTGATGAGCTTGACCGGATCGCCATAGTAGAGGGCGGTCCCATTGTTGGCCGGAACTGCGTACACCCGCACGGCGCCCGCGTACGGGGCACCCCACACATAGGAGTACGGACGAAGCCCATAGGGCGTATTGGCATTTGCCATGCGGCGAGCCTCTGCCGGGGTGAAGTGAAAGCGCCCTGCGGACTGCTCGCCGGACTAGGCGGGGGGAGGAAGGCCGCTCTTTAGCGGCCCTCGATGCGGATGCCCTGCTTGGGGATGTAGCGGTTGTCTTCAGCGCCCGGCCCTGCTCTGCCGTGACGGATGTCGTTCAACCGACGATCTAGCGCCGCTGCTTGCCGCGCCATGTCCTCTTGATAGAACTTTAATGGAATTTCCATCAAGTAGCTTTTGCGACCACCGTGATCGGTGCGATCAGTCACAACGCACGCGGGATCGCCAGTATCGGGATCAGTGACGTGGCTGTACCCGGCCTTCTTCGCCCGCGTGACGCGGCCGGGCGTGTCGTTGAACCAGTAGTTCCGGAAGCCGGGGCGCGCGTCCCACGCAAGCTGTAGTTCTTCGCTGCCGAACGGAACACGATCGCGCCCGTCGATTGGCTCCGCGCGCCGCTCGATTTGCGGCAGGTTGCTGGTATCGACGCCCTCCGGTGCGACACGCTGCACATGCGGGCGATCGACCAGACGCCCGGCGATCGGGCGCGTGTCCATTTCTCTGTGAATGCCGGAGAAGCCGGTATCCGACTTGCCGTGCAGCGCGTTCTGCGCCGCCTTGAAGGCGTCCGATGTCTCTTCGGACAGAAGATCACGCAGCGCCATGCTCACCCTCAATCAACGAATACCCATCTTCAAAGGCTTCGGCTGGTGACCACGATTCGTACCCATCGGGGTAACGCACGTAATAGCCACCAATCGGGTTGCGCCGCGCGCGCAACTCTAGTTCGACCGAAACCGGCACGGAATCGCCGGTTAGGAGCACCCAACGCAGAGGCTCATCGAGGACGCCAGTGACGCGCGCCGCCTCGACCACCTTGTGTGATTTCCATTTCGGGATCGCCATCATGCTTCACCATCCTCGAACTGCGACCAGTAGTCAGTGGCCCATTCCGCTTCGGTCAGCGGCTCGCCGTGCCCTTCCAGCATCCGCTTGTAACGCGTGTAGGCGTCCTTGCTGGCCTGCGGCATGGCAGCGAACGTGCGGCGTCCCTGTTGCTGACGCGGGGAGCCGGATGAACTCGCTGGCGACACGCTGCCAGCCTCATTGCGGCGCGGGTTTTCGGGCTGCTGCGGCTGCTGTTGCTGATAGCCGCCGTTCATGCCGCGCGTAGGCGGAGCGGCACCGAAGCGGTCAGGGAATTGCGCGCGCAACCGGCGTTCAACTTCAGCGAGGTTCTGATCGACGGTCAGGTCAGGCCGCGCGTTCAAGAGGCCGGTGTGAATGATGTCCGCTTCCTGCGTCATCACCGGATCGCGGCTGTACCACGGGTTCCGTTGGTAGAAAGCCTGCACCGCCGGATTGTCAGCGGTTGGGGTGCTGCGCCCCTGCGGTGCAGAAGTGGAGGAAACGTTCGGATTCGCGGCGGCAACGTTAGCAGGCGGTGCTCCGCGATCCAACTCCCTCATTTCAGTATCAAGGCGCCGGAACGCCTCTGTGTCGCCCGCTTCGACCGCTTTGACGCGCTGCTGGTCCAGATCGGCCCGCGCACGGTCATACGCCCGCTTGTCGGCGGCGCGCATCATCGTGGTCATGTCGTTGATGGTGCGAACCGCGTCATCGAACTTGCTGGAAAGCGTCTGGTTGTCGCGCTCCATCCGCGTCATGCGCGAGGTCATCACCTCCACGCGGTCGGCCAGAACTGCCGGAGACGCGAAGCCGCGATCCAGAAATTCGTCAGCGGGCACCCACTTGTCGGGCGGCCCACGATATTGGTCCTTGGGCTTCCAGCCCATCATGCGGGCACGCTCTTCGGCGCCTGCATCCGGTTGTGGCGGGGGCGCTGCTGTGCCGACTTCTTCGGCGGCGCCTTCCGTCGTCTCTGACATCCATCACTCCTGACTGCCTTTGCGGTGGCTGTGCCAAGGAGCGGTTCGTTTTAGTACGCTGCGGTCATCTGCCCGCCGTCATCCGCCGGAGTCTCGATCGCCGCTATCTGCCGGTCCTCCATGATCCGGTACATCTGCCCGTCCCTGCCGAAATACTCGAAACCGGCGTACTTTTGGAAGAACACACGATCACCGGGTTGCGGGCGCGCGCCTTCCCAATGGACCAACCGATGCGAATCGTACGCGAACGCCTGCGGCCCGGCCGCGATCAGCACGCCGGTAATGGCCGCCATCGTGGTTGACTCCCGCGAGGTATCGGGCAGCAGGATGCCGCCTTCGGTTTCGGGCGCGGCCCGGTCGCACAACACCAACACCTTGTCGCATAGCGGCTGAAGGCCAGAGTGATTGGTGCCGTCGAAGGCCGCCACGTCATACTGGCCAAACTGCGTCGTGAGAATGACGCGGTCCGGTAGGCTTTCTTCAGTCATCTTCGCCCCCATCTGGCCGCTTCCGGGTAATCAGCAAGCGGCTATAGACCGACCCGAGAATGATCGTGATCGGCAGCATTTCCTTGCGCCCCACGATCGACGCTTGTTGCAGCGCGATGTAGTCGGTGGAGACATATTGTGGTCGGTCGCGCCAGTATAGGTGCAGCTTCGACCATTGAGCCTCCGGAGCGATCGTCTCCGCGTAGTCCATCACCGCCCACTTCCACCAGTAGATGGCTCGACTTTGGTCGTTGAACAGCACCGAGCGTATGTGGTCGTTTTCCCATCCGCCACTGGAAACCAAAATGTAGCGTTCGCCGCACGGCGCCTTGTTCCAATCCTTGGCGCCCGTGTCGATTTCCTTGTCATTGCCGTCGTACGACATGACCGGATAGCCGATGTCGTTGTGGACGATGAACTTGTCTTCGAGGTCGGCGATGGCGTCAGTCAGCAGCACGAATGCGCTCCAATGTCTCGAATAGGGCCTGTACGTGATCCAGCCGCAGATCGGCAAGGAAGTGCAACTCGATGATCCGCCCGCGCGCCTCTTGCTCCGCCTGTAGGGGCTGTTTACCGGACAGCCACCCCTCTATGGCTTGGCGCTCGAAATACCACGCCTTGGCGCGCACATAGTCGCGCAACACCAGTTCCGTGACCGGATGGTGCAGCCACGCATTGAACTGTTCAGCCTGAATCTCCGCCAGAATCGTCGGGCTGTTGGGCGTTGATGAGTGCGGCTTGTGCTTGGAGGTGATCGGCGTGGGCGCTAACGGCATCGACTTCTAGCTTCAGCCTCGCGATGTGCTGTTCGACCCACGCAAGCTGCATATCGTTGTCCACGGCGCGTGCTTGGGCCAAGAACAGTTCCGCTTGCGCGATCTCGCGCACCATACTTGCCTGATCCTTCCGCGCCTTCAAAGCCAAATCCGTCATTTCCCGCTTCTCGCGAATGTCCAGTTCGCGTGACTTCAGCGCCACACCCGGAGGCGGCGGGGCATTGGCAATCAGGAAACGCTTCGGGTTAGGGATCATGGCGGCCGTGAAGGCTTCCTCGCGAATGGCCAAGCCATTGACGCCGGGGTCATCCTTGAACGTCAGTAGGAACTGCGCCCGGCCGAGTCGCTGCATGTCGGTGACCATCTGCGGATCACTGATCGGCTCGACGCCGCTGCCAAGCTCGTAGTCCTCGCGCTTGATCGACTCCCAATTATTGCCCCGGCCGAAGCCCATTGAGTCGTTCAGATAGACCCTATTCAGCCGGTACAGCTTGCGGAACTCGTAGCCGAGCGAGCGGTGAATGCGCTTGTAGATCGCGCTGAACACCTTCAGCCCTTGCTCGATCACGGCCAGCGTGGTGATGCCAGAGGTGTTATCGCCGGGCATGTCGCCGGTCATAATGTCTTTGACGGAGGCGACACGTTCCGACGCTTCGACCAGAAATTGCAGCAGCGAGAACAGCACGTTGGATGGGCCGGGGAACTCCATCGCGTAGATATTGTCGCGGATGGTGCCGCCGATGACGTTCACCGGCTTGTACTCACCGACTTGGAAGCGCATCGCCCCGGAGTTGATGGACAGGCCATTGCCGATGAAGCCGCCGCCGACGTTTTGCAGATGGCCGGCGTCGAACATTTGGTTGATCGACGTGTTGATGGCCTCGTTCAGCGGATGCAGCAGATGGCCGAACCCAAGGTCATACACGACCGAGTCGGGGGAGGGGATGAAGCCGTATTTCGTATAGTACTCGATCTGCGCCACCCGGCGGACTTGGCCCTCGCCGGTCCACTCCACCCCGTCCATATCGAAACCGGCGCGGATGCGGGCGAGCTTGCCGCTGTCGCGGGCCACCGTGATGATGTACGGCTCCGCGTAGCCGTCACCGTCCAGATCGCTCCGGCGGTGTTGCTCTAGGAAAGTGACCGCCGCGTCGTCATCGTCCTGTTGCTGCGGCTCGCGCTCATTGGTGCTGCCCTGAATGTCGCGGCCGTAGTTCTCGTCGCGGAACAGGCCGCTGCGGATTTTCTCTTCGATTTCCCACGGGTAGAGGCGCACCAGTTCCGTCTTGCGCGGCGCCGTCTCGAATGACTTGGCGAAGTAGTTGACGCAGAGGTTGATCGCATCGACGGTCTCGCTGACGTTCCTCCGCAGGTTCGGGTCGAAGTAGCTCTTGCGGAACATCGTGCCGACGATGGCCAGCACGACCAGCAGCCGATCAGTCTGCGGTTCCCATTCCTCTTGTTCGTCCAAAAGCTGCCAACTCATGTGGCGGCCGATCAGATCGGCGCGCACCCGCTTGGCGCCGGGCGCGATCTTCCACATCGGCCCATTGGGCAGCACGATCGGCTGGCCGTCCTGACCCACGGCGGGCTGGCCGTCATCGTCACCGATCACCACGCCCTTGACGACGTTCTGGTCCCTGATGATCGCCGGGTAGGCGCGCGCAGCGAACTGAAGCGCGGCCGTGGTCATCAACGGGTAGATGACGTTGGACGCGTTGGGCCACGGATAGGACTTCTGCTCGACCACCTGAAGGGCGGCATCCAGCCACTTCCGGTACTTGCCCTTCCATTCGTCGCGGCTGCGTTCGTCAATGTCGTAGTCCTGCTTCACGCGCTGCGCGAGCGTGTTCAGGTCTTCGTCCATATCGTCTTCGTCGGCGATATTCATGGAGCGGCACCACCGCTGTAGCAGCATGTAGTGCTCGCGCGCTTGCTCCGGCACACCGTCCGGCATTGCGTGGACGGCCGTTAGATCGCCATCGTCTATAGGTGGCGGCGCACCTAGTGACGCTATTGATTGAATGGCGTTCGGCGCAGGCCCCATGCCCGGCGGCTGTTGCATCGGGGATGGCGCAGCATCGGGCCGCAGCATCGTCACGGACAAGGCAGCTACTCCGTTCGCGTGTTCAGCGGCGGCGCTGCTTGGCCCCCGGCGGTCTTAACACAGGCTTACCGTAGATGCGCGGCGGATGTTTGGAAGGCCCGATGTCGCCATACCGTTGCACCGTGGCGTGCGCGGCGACGTGGGGATACTCACTCCCGCATTGCGCCCGATACTCGCCAGCGGCCACCGCGATTTCATTCGTCTCGATCCGGTCCATTAGATCGACAGTGGCCATGACGCCATGGCCGTGATGTCGCGCCCACGCCCAATGTTCGGCGAACGCCTTCACCGAGAGTTTCGTCGCCGCTTGGTAGAAGCACCCGCGCAAAGCAGCAGGCATCTGATCCAGCCGAGCCAGATCATCCTCCGGAGCCTCATAAGTCGGGGCCTCACCAGTGAACGTCGCGTTCAGTCGCCGGACAGCTTCTTGTCCCACATCCGGCACCATTGATCGTGCTGCACCATCGGGAAGCCCGAGACTGGCCGCACCTCCACACCGGGGATCGTCATGCCTTGGCCGTTGTGAACAACGCGCTGTTGCGTCGGCACCGGAATGAAGGCGACCTTGGGCGGATCAAACCGGCAGACGCGATCCTTGCCCTCCATTTCCGACCACTTGCAGGTCCGGCAGGCGCGCTTGACGTTGCTCGAAACCTGAAGACTGATCTGCGGTATCCGATGCTCTTCCATAGGCTCCAACAGTTCGCGCGGCAGATCAGCCATATTTCCTCACGATCGGGTCTTTCAGCTTCGGCAGCTTCTCGCGCCAAGCCTTACCCGTGACAACTCCCTTTGTGGTGCCGAGACGCGCGGCAATCTGCGCCGATGACAGCTTGCCCCGGTTATCGACCAGAAAGGCCCACCGCTCCGGGGTCCACTCGAATCGGTCGTAACCGCTTGTGCCGCCGCCCATTAGTATCCGGTCACCCGGCTGCGCGTGCGATCTTCCATCATGCCGCCATACCCTTGATCGGAACGGCCGCCGCGAGGCGTGTAGAGCGCGGCGCCAAAGAGACGTGTGCCTGCATAGCCCAAGGCATCGGCCGGATGCGAGTACATGTTCTTCTCCGGCTCGCTTGTGTACCGCTCCCCTGATACGCGCATTCGCCGGTAGTGGTAGCCGCCCATCAGAGCGCGACGGAGTTGCGTGCAGCGCGGATGCAGCACGAACTGCGGCCTGCCATCGACCAGAGTCCGCAGCGGCTTGCGCACTGACTCCAGCCGGATCGCCAGCGTTTGGATGCCCGGCTCGATCAGGATGTTCTTCGCCCGCAGGATTTGGAAACAGGTGCGTTCGTCGGTCTGCGACTTCTGCGCACCGGCCGGATCGCCGACATCCCAAAAGTCGCAGCGGGGATACCAGCGCGCGCTATGCGCCACCACTTCGTCGCTGAAGGCGTCGGCGCCCATCGAGGTCGCGACCAGTTCGTCAAACACGATCCACTGACCACGCGCCGTCACTTGGCTGAAGATGCAGGCTGGCGTCAGCCCGAAATCCCAACTGCGGACCACCGGGAGCGCATCGGATGGTGCGGGCCATTTGAGCTTGTCGGTTGGGCAGTGCAGTTCGTCGGCGTACTCGGGCCAGACAGGCTTGCCGTCGATGACGAAGCCGTACTCGCCATGCACATAGACCTTGATCCACTCGTCCGACTTCCCCACCGCCATGCGCTGGTAGTAGCCGGGCGGCAGGTTCTCGGAGTTCTCCGCGTGATCCGACAGACCAGATGGTTGCTTGAAGATTTGCCGATAGCCTTCGACCGTAATCCCCGGCACCACGCGGGCGAGTTCTGCTACCTTTTCGGAATGGTCGGCTTCTTCGAAGAAACGGAACCACGGGCTGTCAACGTCGGGCGGGTTGGTATCGCTGAAGATGCCAAACCAGCTTGGACCGCCATCCACCATGCGAGGGTATCGCCCCACACGGCCTTCGAGGGCTTCGAAGATGGGCCACTCAACTTCGCGGCCCTCGTTGACCCATGCGCCCGTCAGGTCCATCGAAAGGAGGTTGCCGAGTTGGTCCGGTCGATCCAAGGCGCGGAAGATTACTTCGATCTCCGCCCCTCTATCGTCGCCTTCGCCGCGAAGAGCCTTAATGTTGTACTGGAACTTCGATGGTAGCCACTCCCCGAATTGGTACGGGGGCAACCACTGGAAGAACGTGCGCAGCGTAGTGTCTTCCAACTGGCGGTAGCTGTTGCGGATCACTGCCCAACGGGAGCGCCGGACGCCATCAGGCCCGTGCTTCTGCGCCACGCCACGTTGCGGGATTTCCATCACACAGCCGGATGACTTGCCGGAACCGAACGGTCCCATCAAGCCTCTGAAAAAAGCATCCGACTCCATGAACCGCTGGATCGTCGGCATGTTGCGGCAGGAATAGACGGTCATTCCCGCCCTTCTAGTCTACCGACCGATGCGACGACTAGCTTGTTGGCGGATGGTGCGCGTGCTTGCCGATGCCGGGATACTTGCGATGGACGGCGGCGCGCACTTTGGATTTCTCCGCTGGCGAGCCGTACTGCGACACGCGGGAAAGCGCGTTGCGTGCGTGCGACGGATCGTTGATCGGGTAGCGGCGACCGGGCAGCGCGAACGTGGATGTCGGCAGCGCCTTGCGAGCCTTGGTTGTCAACTTGGCCATCGGTCGGTCTCCTGCCAGCGCCTTCGGTACATTGCCCGTGGTGATCGGCATTTATGGCTTGTCGCGGTTCCGGCCGGGGATCGGGCGCCGGTCAGTGAACGGAGCGTCGCCGAGCTTGCCGTGAACCGACATGACGAAGGCGGCTTCGTCTTCCATGACGCGGATCACACCGGGATCGGGCGGCGTCAGCAGCGTGTTCAGCCGCTCGCGAATGCTCATCTTCACCGGATCGGCGCTGTCGAGGCACCAATCGCCACTGTCGTTCTTTGCCATCAGGCCCTCCATTTCCGTTCGAAGCGATAAGGCTCCGTTGTCGGTCCCATAGGTTGGGGTATCCACGACGGCTTCTCTTCAACGCCGATCGGCCCCGGCGACTGCATCAGGTCTGGCGCTGGCGTCAGGTTTATGTCCAAGTCAGGCGACTGCTTCCGGCCGCTCCGCAACATGCCCTCTTGTTCGCGCGACATGCGGGGGAACGCCGGTTCTTGCTCCGGCTGCGCGTACGCGGCAGGCCCCTGCATAAAGGCCGGAATGTCCGGAACATCAGGCATTCAGAGCAACCTATCCGAAAAATCACCCGTCTTGCTGCTGCCGGGAACTTGCTGAAGCGGAGCGCCCGGATACAGGTACGAGTGCAGACGCGTCTGATCGTCGTAATTCTGCCACTGCTGCTGCATCCGCTGCCGCTCTGCCGCCTCGCTGGCAACGACATCGCGCGGCACGTCGATCACGCCTTTCCAGTCGGTGGTCGGGGCGGTCCCGTCACCGGGGAAGGCGTGGGCGTATGGGCCTTGCTGGTAGGCAAACATTCCGGCTGGCATCACGGCACCTTGCGAATGGAGTGCGCGTAGCCGCCATACGCGTTGTCGTGGCGGTCAACGGCGCGGCGGGCGCGCTTCATCGTACTGTACCTGCCGACCACGCCGCCCGTCCTGTTGTTGACGACGTGGTAGCTGGTTGCTGGCGGAGCCGCCTGCATTTCGTCGCCGGGCGGAATCTTGTCGGGAGCGGTCACCGCTGGCGGCTTGAAGGCGAAGCGTGATGGATCGTCGGACATCAGTCTGGTTCCAGCGCGTCGGCGGCGCCGCCCATCCCATGGTAGCGCAATGAATGGACGAAATCGTGCATGTCACGGTCGCTCTCGAAAGAGCCGATGAACTTGCGCACTTTCTGGTCGTCGCGACCGAGCCGCTGCAAGAAGGCTTTCGAGTAGCGCGGCTTGCCACCACGCGAGCCAGCCGGACCCGAGCGGACTTCTGACGCTGGCGGCTTGTAGGCGAAGTTGGCCGGATCGTCCGACATCACTGCCTCCGGTTCAGGAAGCCCACCTCATCGTCGCGGGCTGGCGCGCGCTTCGGTTTTGGCGCCGTCGCGGAGACCACCGGCTGCGAGCGCGAGTAGCTTTCGTGCTTGAAGAAGGCGCCATCCTTCGTGCCGAGCCGCGTGGTGATGTAGCCGTTATGGATTTTCCGCACCGAGACGCTTTCGCGATCAGCTTTCGGCGCGGGACGCGGCGATCGAGGCTGCGGCGGCGTTCCAGTGGTTCCGGGCTTGCGGGCCACGTTCAGCCCCCGAACTGCAAATCGGACACGGGTTGCTTCGGCCCATCGGCCCGCTCGAAGGCGCGATCCAGCGCGCCCTCCAACATGCCCTTTTGGATCGCGCTGGCATTCCGATCAGCCTGCCACTCGTTACCCAACGCGCGCAGCCGATCACCACTGTCCTGCAACTGCCGCAGCCGATCCAAGCCCGCCTTCGGGCGCGGGCCGATCCCGGCATCCGGGCCATAGGCGTTGCTCTGATCGGGCGCCTGATAGGCGAAGTCAGCCATCGGGCAACTCCGGCGCACGGCTGGCGTAGCCGATCATGTTGGCCTTCTCCTGCGCGCCCCGCTTACCGGCCTTCTCGCGCGGCGTCAGGCTGTAGTACTCCCGCGAGTGTTCGGCGTATTGCGTGTCAAGCTGCTTCCGCGACATGCGCGGCTCGTACGGCGGCTTGTGCGCGAACTGCGAGGGATCAGCCATCAGCGGTGATGATGCGGGCCATGGTGCGAATGGTGCGTCGCGCCCATGTTGTCGCCGCCCATGTCGATCGCAGGCGGACCAGCGCGTTCGTGGTCGGCGTGCGTCATGCCATCGTGTGCTACGTGCGCGCCGTGATTGCGCGCAATGGCCGTGCCCGGCAGCGGGCCTACACCGAAGTTGCCACCGCCACCGACGCCTTCGCCCCGGCCCATCTTCTGGTGCTGACGGATCGCTCCGCCCTCGCCGCGAATCTCGTTACCCGGTGCGTGTGCTGCGCTTTCGGCCATGCGACTTGCCTTTCCGCTTCTGGCCTTTCGCCTCGCGCTGAACGCTCAACGCAATAGCTACGGCCTGCTTTTGGGGTTTCCCGGCGGCTCGCTCGCGCCGAATGTTCTCGGATACTGCCTTACGCGAACCGGATTTTACAAGCGGCATGTCCCGCAGCCTTTCTTGCGTTATGTCATACGGCGGATCGTGACAGAATTTCGCCGCTCGCCTTGCTCGCTTGATTGCTCATGCCGAATGGCTTGAACCTTGCCCCCGGTCATGGTTTCGAACGTGCGGGCAACCACATGCACGTCGTGATGCCCACGGCGAGTTATCACTTCCCGACGACCGTTGGGGTGCTGCAACACGATGGTCGTGAAATGCGTTTGCTTCATAGATTCACGATCGAGCGGTTCGGACTGCGATAATCCTAGCATCGGGACCATCACGGCAGAACACTGTTTTGGCCAAACCCAAGCGATCCTGCGGTACAGCGCCAAACACAACCGGAATATACTCTGACGCGGAGTGGTATCCGGATGCGCAATGTCGATTTAACGATTTTTGTCCGTTGGCGATTTCATTGAACCGTCGTATTTCGCTCACCCATGAGTGAAAGGGCGGGGAGGAATGAAAAGCACTCCGATGGCCGATTTCGCAACGACGGTTTCAGCTATCTGCCGTGCGCGCTTGGACATGACGTTCCGCGAGGTCGGCATTCTCCTGCACGTCGGCAAGGCGCGCACGGAGGCGGAGCGCAGCACGAAGTCAGTACTGGCCGCGCTTCAGTTGCCGTCAGCATCGGCCAGCCGCGCCGGGAAAAGCCTCGAACGGCAGGGGTATCTGACGCGCCAGATGTACCGGCGCGATGAGCGTTCGACCGTCTACGCGCTCACAGCCAGAGGCCAAAAGCTGGTCGATCGGATCAACGCAGGTTACGGCGGGGAGGACGTGGGATGACGAGTGAGTCCGATGTCGCACCAATGCACGTCCACCGCTGCCCGACGTGCGGGAAGAGCCGACTAACCCTCTCCGGCTATAAGTCGCACTGGTATTGGGCGCACGGCGGCAAGCAGGGCGAGCCACGTCCGCCTTACCAACTTGACGCGTTATCCACAGGGGACAATTCTGCGACCAGCGCCCCCGAAGACAACGCGCACGAGGACCGCGCCGTGGGCTTCCGACACCATCCACCGCTGTAACTCATAGGGCAAAAGACAAAATGTGGATCGCCAAATCAATCGTCACGGCAGTCGAAGAGGTTGCGGAGTTCCGGTATCTCGACAAGGCATACTGCGATCGGTGGAACCGACACCTAGAACCCGGCGAGCTTAGACTGATGACCGGGTTTGCTTGGATTTCGAAGATTAACGGCGAAGGGCGACATGGGTGCAAGACCATAACCCTCGCGATGATCGAAGCCTATCACCGCCTCGTTCTGCATGAGACGCAGCAATTCCAACGGAAGCGGCCGAAGCTGCGGGTTGTGCGCGGCACCAACGGAACGAAAGCGAAGACCAGCCGGAAAGCCGCGTAAGTGGCCCGCAAAGGTGGCCGCCCGAAGAAGGCGGCTACGGCGGCGGAGACCATCGTAAACGCTGGTGGCGCTGCCCGGTTGCGCGAATTGCTGGATCAGCACGGACTGACCGCATCGGAGGCCAACCGACGCTTGGGGAAGAACCCGAGCGACGGCACGCTCTATCGCGTCCGCGCAGGGAGAATGGCGATCGGCCCGAA